AAGCCTCCATATAGAACCTCATCTCCATTAGAATCTTCTGTGGAACACGCGCAAATAATCTGATCAAGCAGAGTAAATGGCATTATCCCTTCATTCTTTCCATTGATAAAAGTCATGGCGATGCCAGTCTTATCATCAAAGTACAGTCTATATTGATTCTTTTCTCTTACTCTTAATGCAGTCTTAATTCGAGCCTTGTATTTCTGTATTAAAGGATCAACCTTTTCAGAGATAATGGATTGTTTAAAATCACCGTAGTTAAGAGTGGAACCCAGTGAAGTTAGTCCCCTATCATCTAGGAATATAGTCGTATGTATTTTTTGGACTGTACCATCCACTGCACCAGAACCAGTATAGAACGTAGTAAGATTCCAATCCTCTCTGTTTTTTCCATACAGAATGTAAGTGTTGTTTCTTGCGAATACTGCAAGCGAATCTTTTGATTCGACATTTAACCCAGTAACAGCTTCTCCAACTATAAGTTCTGTAGAACCCATCGTTGTACTCATGACAGTTGGCAATTGAAGTGCAGAACTAACAAGAGAACCATTTGTATAGCCCAAGAACAAATGATTTTTGTAAGCCTCTACATGACTAGGAGTATCAGCATTAGTTATACCTGTTCTTATTTTTACAAAATTAGTTCCATCGAATTCAAACGCATTGTCTACCCCATTAGTACCATACATAGTTTGTATTCCCTCTTCACCCTCGAAGTTGAAATTAACAAAATCGTACTTACCTCCGGCTTGGAGGGTTTGTGAATACTGTGTTCCATAAGCATTTGCTAAGGTCTTTGCAGACGGCTCAGTTGCTCCATTAACTTCCGCCCTTTTTGCTCCAAGAACGTGTATATCTTCACCATCAGTCCACGTACCTGTGTTATCAGTGATGGATAAGTAACCTGCGGCGTCATCAGTTGTCCATGCGCCGCTTGAAATCGTAACTATTTTGACTGTAGCTGTCTCTCCAGAAGTCGCACCTTCTACCGTGTCTCCCTTTAAAATCTCTACTATACCTGCGTCAAAACTTAGGGTAGGACTGGTTAATGCTTCATTATCAACGTATGTCCCAGTCACGTCTGTTAAGACAACAGTTCCTTCCGCACCAACATCCCAGTTACCGTAATAGGTAAGCCCCGCTACGGTTCCTGTAGCGCCACCAGCGCCAGTCAGTACAGACCCTATAACCATTTCACCATTGCCAGTCGTGCCATCAAAATTCAAGGCTGTGCCAAGGAGTATCTCTGTCCACCCAGAAGTCGTCGCCTTATACATAGCCCCAGTAGCACCACCTGTGTGATTCCTGAAAGCATAAAGATCACCTAAGTATCCCCACACACCAAGAACATCCCCTTCACCGGGTACTTTAGTTATAGTCTCCCTCTTTTCCTCAATACGTTCCTGTAGTTCAGAAACTAGGGTAGAGTCGGCAGTGGCATCCCTTAATACAGGGGGGCCATTTGAAAGGCACGTAGCATAAAGCCCCATTACCCAATCCTATATACCATTAACTGACCATACCATAGGAGCATATTTTGACTGCTCCCATTATCGTGTTTCAGCCTCGCGTATACATCGGTGTAAGTCGTATGCCCCGTGGTATCAATTACTCCACACATATTAAAATTAGCAGAATCATTAGAGTTTGTTATATATTGGCTTGACTTTAACAGGGGAGTATCTGTCGTACTGCCCCCTGTGTTATCAGTAGATAACATCGCAGTCCAGATAATATTAGCAGTTGCTGACTGCTTTATTGACAAGCAACAATTTACCGCGAAAAATCCTTTGTCATAAATTCTAATTTGATCACTAGCAAAATCAGCATCTGATCCCACAGTTACTGAATCCACAGTTCCGGTATCTTGTGCAACATCTGATCCAGACGATCCTAAAGACCAATCTATAGTTACTGTTGTTGCATTAGCCACTGCCTGAGTTGCTGGAGTTCCATCCCCAGCGGCATTGTTAATACAAGCATAACCGCCCATTCCAGATTCAGTAAATTGTCTAACCATCTGGGCTGTAATAGCGCCAGTTGTATTATTAGCAAAACTAGTGCCAGTCAGATACGCTCTTGTTTGTCTTGCCGCTGTTGGTGTTCCCATTATCCATACTCCACATTAAATCCAGCGCCGAATGCGCTATCTGTGTTTAAAAAATATATTGTTTCCCCATCTTGAAGAGTTCCACTAGTGATCGTAAAGTAGATGTATCCTTCCGCGTCCCCATCTATAAAAGCACCTGCGGCAGTGACTATCTCTTCTACAGTCACAACTAAAATCTGTCCTATAGCACCGCTAGTTTCTCCTTTTACCGTATCTCCAACACGTGGTATCTGAAGTTCAAATCCTATTGAATATGCGCTATCAAATACAGAATCCCTAGCAGTTCCTACAGTAAATGGTATTCTGTAATACACTATTGCAGAAGGTAAGCCAGTACCATCATCCCTCTCATATCCGTCGAACCTGCGATAGCGTCCACGAATATCAACTTCAAAGTTATTAGCGGCAATACATTCTCCCGGCTCTAAAGAGAGCGCCGGAGTAATAATATTTAATCCGCCAGAAAATGGAAAATACTGAGAACCTACAGCCGATCTTGCTAACTGTCTAGCTAGGCTCACTGAGGAACCACCGTGTAATTAGCCAAATCCTGAACCAATGAGAACCTTCTGTTTCTTTGGCCCGGAAGTTGGTCGGCCTCCAATTTTAATAAAATATCAGTAAACTCCGTAATTGCTCCGGATAAAACTTCTGATGCATCATTCTGCTCTCCATAATAAATCTTAGCCCTAGCAATTATTATCCTCTGAAATCTTACTGGGATTACAGATATATCGGTAGCGGCAGATAGTTCAGTTGGTGTCGCCCAATACTCTGATGAAATAGCAGTGGTGGAATCAGGAGTTGGATAAACATCAATTACATTATTTGGCTTTACACTAAAAAATTCTGGTACTCCAGTAGCAACTGTGCCATATTTATAGTCTTCCCTGTATTCCAACCATGGAACAAATGCCAGTGGTTGGTAACCAGCGGCAGTAGGATTATAAACAACAGAACCTGTATTCCATTGAGCAAGATCACTAGGAGACGTTAACGTAGAGACTCCTGCACTTGGAGTAAGTGTCGCTTCTGACCATAAAAAATCCCAGTTAAACCACATGCGTTGTATATCTAGATCAGCATCCTTTATATACCTAACAACATCCTTTTCCTCTTCGGGAGTTGGCGTAACAGTAGACGGCCCTGTGCCGGGAATTCCTACATCCCTCGCCATGTCTTGACATAATTCTATATAGGTGCTCATTTTAGATTTCTCATTATATCGGTGACTACTCGATCAGGTTTAATATTGGCGGCGCACAATGCACCTCCGCTCTCTTCATCTCTATTACAAGTGGAGAATCCAAAATGCAGTTTATGACAAGGGAAACAAGGACAATTTTCTGGTTCAAACGCAGTTGTATTTGTCCAATGCTTTGTTAGATTTTCATTAGAGGAATGAGAAAGAAATACGCATTTATGGTTTGGTAACATACTCGCCGCATTTAGAACGCCTGTCTCTGGGCCTACCACAATATCGCAATGAGGTAGTAACGCAAGAGTTTTTCCTATAGGCAATCTACCGGACTTAAGAATTACACGCTTTTCCTTTTCCCAACCAACCTCTAATAATTGGCATAGATGATCTCCAACCATTATTATCGAAACATCTTTTCTTTTTATTAAAAGAGCGGCAATTACATTATCTGTCCAAGGATACACCTTATGAACAGACGAGCCAGACAAAGACCACAAGATAACATTCCTTGTTTTTATTTTCTTTCTCTGTTTCTTAGCCCAACTTTTGTCTGAAGGTGATGGGTAAAAAACAGGACTGTGCTTAAACTCTATATCTGCAATCCTATGGGTTTCCTCAAGATAATTCTTATCACATAACTCGTGTATTTCTTCTTTTGATTTAAAATATCCTTCACTTGCCCCTACTCTAACTTTTTTTCCCTCTACTTCAACGTCTCTTGATGGGTTCAGGAGAAGCCGTCCCTCGACTGATTCAGATAATTGGACAAACTTATCAAAACATTCTGACATTTTGTCCCAATAATCTTTAAGTTTAAAGTTGTTTATTTGGTTATCTTTTTGCACTATTAACTGATCAACATCTGGATTATGCTTAAGCATATCCGCCCCTATCTCAGTTACATTAACGCATACATCATAACCCTGTTCTTTAAACCTAGGAAATAACGAGGATGCCTGTATTATATCTCCAAAGGCTCCATACCTTACGATACATACAGTTTTTTTATCCCTTCTCCCGCCAAAATCTTCTGGTACAAAATCTTCAACTTCCTTGTAAGGAATTTTTGTTATCTTCATTCAGGAAGCCTAGCCATCACCTTCTGCCTGATAGATTCCATCTTCTCATTGGGGTCTAGTACGATGTCGTCGTACTTCTTAGCCTCCCATATTAAAAGATTCCTTCCTCCAAGTCCCTTTTGTTGTTTAGCCCATTCTTTAGTTCTGATGCCAAACACCTCGTCTCCGTGAAGATCATACTGCCTGTCATCTTGCTCATACTTAATCTTATCGACCCCTTGTACTTCTCCATAGGGTTTCGACCAATCAATAGCCACAAATACTCCTCCGTTTTAATCTAAAGCCCATCCGACCCACTCAGGTCTGTTGCCAACATTGGCATTGTTTTGTTTCTGGTTGTTTTCATTCATGTAAGTATCTTTTGAATCCACCAGAGTGTAACCACTTTCTCTTGGATCATTAGCAGGTTTTTTTACCTTCTTATCAAAAGTATCTCTTTGAAATTTTGAACCGATCATTATATGCATAACACTACCTCATTTTCTTTTTAGGCTTTAGCCCATAACCACCGCCTTTGCGAGTGGCTTTAGCAACCTTCCGACGCCCACTGGCAGACATTTTCTTGTCAGCTTGTTTGCCTCTGGTCATACCTAGTTGCTCATCTTTCCTAGCTTTATAGCCTTGTTTTTTCTTAGCCATTCTTCTCTCCTGAAGAAGGGGGGGCTTTCGCCCCCCAATCCTGTATCAACGAAATGTAAAAGAACCTAAAGAAGGTGTTGAAACCTTCTTGATCTTTATCCCATCTGGCATCTGATTTGGGCCATGGCTGTCCATTCCCAATTCCTTGGGAGTGTCCGTCACCTTGTCCAAACTAGAAAGTCCATTCTCAGGGATTTTCCCATCTGCTGAATGTTTATTACTAGCCATATTTCCTCCTAGTACCAATGAATCATGATTTGCACATATGCCTTACCAGCGGGTGTACCACCAGTTGGGGCTAGAAGCGTTAGGTGAATATCAGTGTCTGCTGGAAGAGCCGCTAAAACTAAATCAGCCGCTGTATCCGTCATTCGCTGTTCATCACCGTCAGCAAGAGTGCCTAAACCCATTGTTACATACTCAGCACCTAGGGCTGACGATCCTAGTTTGACTGCCGCTTCAGTAGTAACGGCATTAAATGTCTCATAGGCTATAACCTCGACTTCTTCTATAGTCCCTTGTTTTAATTTAGGGCCACGAAAAATCAAGCCTTCAGTTGCCGCGCCGAAATCATGCAGGAAAGTGAAGCAATAAGGACTTGGTTGTGAATAACTCATAACATTTCTCCTTTATGCCGCGCTGTCCCAGATCACGATACGTGTCTGAGCCGCTTGTGTGTGTGTAATGCCAAAGCCACCAAGGTAGTACCAAGCAATACCCCGATCACGACCAAAGTCGCCCGGAATCTTGCCACGCATTTCCTCTGGAACAGCAATAGCTTCTGCAACGGTGTCCTCGCCAAAGAATACAGCCCAATCGCTTTTCCCATTAGTCCAAGCAACTCCAGCCGTACCCATGCCAGTACCTTTCGCAACATGCGTTTGCTCTACGAAACGAACACCCTCGTACCTACCGATTTCACCATTCATAATCATCTGAAAACCTTCTTGTACATACTGATGGATTCCTTCCAGATCATTCTTCAGGGTGCGATAAGTTGAAGGCCAAGCAAGAGCGTAATAATCATCACCGGTATAAGCGGGGATGTTACGTTCTTTCATGGTGTCAACAATTAGCTTGACTTGTTCTTTTCCCAATGCAAGATCGTTGGTCAAAGTAGCTGTGCCATTCGTGGTTAACGTCAAAGCCGTTGTGCTAGTTCCCGCAGTGGGGACTACACGTAAGGCGGCGGCGTTAAACTGAGCGGCGGCGAGTGTGTCAAATGCTTTCTTAGCATCATTCTTTAACACCTTTCTGATGATTTCACGTATTGGCTGTTCACTCAAATCGTCCAACTTGCCTGTCCAAGGCACTGAGTTACCAGCTTCCGTGATCGTCATCGTTCCCTGAGAAATCGTAAATGATGTTTCAGGGATAGTGCTCGTTTCAGTCAGGGTAGTACCCTGAGTAGCAACGTCACTAAACACGTTCCAATGGAATGTATCACCACGATGTAAGCCCTGATGTGCGGCATCTTTAATGTCACAAAATTGTCGGAACTTTACAACTGGCTGAACCGCCATTCTCAACTCTCGGCTGAGGTTTAGCGCATACATGTAACCACCGGAAGTGTTGACAGACCATACTTGTCCTGCCATATCTACCTCCTAAATAGTTATAGTTGTTGTTGCCCTCTTTCCACTCTCATATCTTCAATGATTTGACTAGAGGTTTTATTCTCTGGCTCATCTTCTCCGATCTTCGCGCTTTTTCGGGCAGGTTTTGGTTCAGAAACGATTCTCTTCTTTCTAGCGGTTCGTTCATTATTACCACTAGCTAAGTTAAGAGTCGCCCATTCTCTCGCATATTCAGCGGCGGCCTGAATAACATATCCCGGTGCAAGTGAAGGTTTTTCCTTCATGATAGTAACCGTTCTATTATCTGCTATGGCCCTTAATTCGGCATTTCCTGCAATTTCAGGATATTCAGTTTCAAACCAAGCAACTGCGTCTTTAACTGATTTTTGATAATCCCTCTGTTGCGTTCTAGCCTGTTCCATCTGTTGGCGAGAGAAAGCCTCTTGCAAGGCTTTATTAACTGCTTCCTCTACATTTGGGGTAGCCCCTTGAGAGCGCCCTGTTGTTAAAGTTTGCAACAATTCTGCG